AACAACCTTCAGAATATACTTCAGTAAAAGATGCAAGAGAAAAAATATTTTTAGATTTGTTAGAACCTAATAGATTAAGAAGTGTTATAGAATTAATGTCTACTAAAGTTCCTGTTAATACTATTGCTCAAGTTGTATTAAGAGAAGGATTTAATAAAGGTAAATTTAATCCAGACATGATGTTAAATTTATTAGAGCCTACTATGTTTATGTTAATGGCTTTAGCTGAAAAAGCAGGAATAGAACCTGTTGTAGATAGTGATGAGGATGATTTAGAGTCAGAGGAAGCTAGTGAATTAGCTAATGAATCTAAAGCCTTTATTAAAGAAGGTGGTAGATTCCAAGATGCTAGAGTAAAAAATATACAACCAATGTCAGTAGGTAAAGATATAAGTGATAGATTAGAAAAACTAGATAGTGCTAAAGTACGAGCAAGTTTATTACAAAGACCCGAACCAAAAGATAGAACAAGTTTATTAGAGAAGTAGGAGTAAAAGATGGCAGAAAATTTAAACGATATATTTGAAAACTTTGGTAGTCAAAGTTTAGAAGAGCTAGGTTCATCTTTATTATCTAGACAAGCTGAAATAAATAGACAACAACAAAAAGAAGCAAAAAAATCTAGAAGAATAGGACAGGCACTTGCATTAATGGGTGTAGGTCAAAAAATATTTAAAAATGCTTATAATAAAAGAGCTAAAGAACTAGAAGATTTAAAAATATTTGAAATTGCTAATAATAATGAACAAGCCAAAAGAATAAATGGAATGTCTAATTTAGTATCTGTTATTCCAGATAATTTTGAAGCAGATAAATCTTTAGACGAAAGAGTAACAGCATTTATGAATAGTAGTAATGCAGATTTACTAGAACAAAAATTAGGACCTACTATTAATACTATGTTAGATAATATGTCTATGTTTGAGGGTTTTAATGCTACACCTGAATATAGTAAAACAAAAGAACATCTTACAACAGAAGCTGTTAGATTTCTTTTAGACGGTAATAAATATAAAGAATTTGAGGGTGAGCTTAGAAAACTATACAATGACCCTGATATGGATAGAGCTCAATTATTAGAAAAAGGAATGGGATTAACTACATCTGCTTTAACAAAAGCTGAAAGAAAATATTATGATAATATAAAGCAACAATATAGAGATAGGGGAATTGTTCAAGGATTAAAAGATATAGGTAGAAAATTAGGTAAACGTGCTGATGATAAAGGCGAATTAAACTTATTTAGAAATATAGATAATTTAGATTTATATGGTTCTATGGATGAAGTTTTAGATAACTTAACATTAGCTCCTAGATTACAAAAAAGTTTAGATAATACTATTGCTAATTTTACTGCAAGTCCTAAAGGTATACGGTTTGAAGCTGATACAGATGATACTTTAAAACAAAATATTGGTTTAGCTTTGCCTAGTATTGCTAATTCATCTAGTGTAAGACAATTAAGAAGGACTGATAATATTTTAAAAATGGGTCCAAATGAAGGTAAAGATTTTAATACTTTTTATAAAATAATTGCTAACGATGCTAATCAAAATAATAATTTTGTAAATGACATTGCTACTATGGTTACTGCTTTTGAAAGACCTGAAGGTTTAGATTTAGCTACTGCTTTATATACTGCAAACATGACTAGAATTGGTGAAGAAGTTAATGAAGATATGATAAATGAGTTTAAACAAAATATGCAGGATAGAGATTTTGCTATAAAATTTGCTACTATTATGACAGCTAATGCTGGATTTAAAAGAACTAAACAACCTTTTTTTGATGATTTAAGATATGATAATACTGGATTAATAGATACATTAGATAAAGATTATACTTATGATATTTTTAATAATCCTTTATCTGCTATTATAAATGATGGTATTTCAACTCCATCAGAAAGTAAAACTGGTAGATATGAATTAGATGCTAACTGGGATAAAATGAGTACAAGTGCTAAAATATCATCATTTGATAGACATGTTAATGTTATAGTAAAAAGTAAAGCAAAAGATTCAACAAAAGAATTATTATTAGAAAATTTATTTGAACAAGTACCAGAACCTCATGGTTATAATTATGAGGAATATTTTGATTATTTTGTAAGAAAAGAATTTGCTACACCTATTACACCTTTTGGAACTTAAAAAATGTCAGAGCAACTTCGATTAGCTTATCAAGAGTTAGAAAGAAATAGACAACTAGAAGATGAAAGAGAAGATGAAAGAAAGAAAAATCTTTCTCAATTTTATCAAGAAGTATTAACTCCTCAAGATACAACAACTCCTGTTGGATTTTCACAATTAGCTAAATTAGATAATGAAATTAAACGAGCAACAACTCCTACACCTCTTCAAACATCTAGTAAAAAAAGTTTAACACAACTATCTGAAGACCCAGAGTTTGCTGTTAGAGCAGAAAGATTTTTAGATGGTATAGGTAGTAATGAAAATATATTTGAATATCTAAGAGATGCTGATTATAGTTTAAGTTCTGCTATTGTTCGTTCTTTTCAAACAGGTAAATGGACTGAAGAACAAAAACAAGATTATAATTATTTAAAAGAACAATTTAATAATGCAGAGCTTAGAGGGTTTAAAGAAAAATTTGGATTAGTAAAAGATTTAGCTGGTGATATTTTATTAGACCCATTAAATGCTGTAGCTGCTTTATTTGCAATTCCTACAGCAGGTACATCAGTAGCTTTAGCTGGTGGATTATCAACAGCAACTAAAGTAAGTGCAAAGGCTTTAGCAAAAGCTAAATTAAAACAAGCAAAAGGAACAGCTTTATTAGGAGCATCTGAAGGTGCTGCATGGGGTGGATTACATAATTACTTTATGCAAGACATGGATGTAGATTTAGGTTTAGATACTGAAGTAGATTTAAGAGAGTCTGCATTATCAGGATTAATAGGTGGTGCTTTTGGTGGTGCAATAGGTGGTGCAGCAGGTGTAATTCCCGGTGGTATACCTAGTGGTTTTTATTCTAAGACTGCTAAAAAAGAATTAAACTATGCTAATGAAAATGATATTAATGTTTTACCAGATACTAGAAAAAAACAAAAAGATAATTATGAATTAGAAGAATTTATAGGAACTTCAAAAGATAAAGTAGATAAAGGATTCTTAAAAATTATTTCACAATTAATAGGTAAACCAACAACAGAGTTTTTAAAAGCTGCAGAAAAAAGTCCAGCATTACAAAACTTTTTAAGAAAACTAAGATACGATTATGATGCTGGAGTTTTAAAAAGTAGGAAAGAAGGAGTTAACAAAGTTGAACTAGCAGATGGTACTGAAACTACACAAACTTTTGGAGAAGCTCTTAGTAGAAGATTTGGTAATGCACATTTTAAATTAGCTAAAGCTTTAAATGTTTTATATAGAACTGGATTTAGAGCTAAAATTATCAAAGAACAAAATGATGTTTTAAAAACTTTGTTACGTGACAAAGACATGAGTGTAAATAAAATTGATAATTTTATTGGTAATCAATATAAAGGTTTTGATATTGATGTAGATGTAGCTTCTGCTTATAAAGGAGTTAGAACTTTATTAGATGATACATATAAAGATGCTAGTGGATTAGGATTGTTTCAACCCGGAACAATTAATGTAGGTGGTTACTTTCCTAGATTATTTAGATATGAAGTGCTACTAAAGAAAAGAGAAAAATTTGAAGATATACTTGTAAGGTCTGGACATGCTGACCCTATAAATGAGAAGACTGCAATAAAAGTTAAAGATTTAGAAGGTAATGAAATTTTTGTAAATAGATTAGGTGATGAAGGAATAGATAATGATGTATTTGGAGTAAATTTTGCAGATGAAGCAAGTAATGGTAGAACATCTAATATTGAAGAATTAACAGCAGAAGAATTAACTCGTGCTAAAAAATTAAAAGCTAATGCTATTGTAGAGAACATGTTGGAAGAAAGATGGACTCCTATTGAATTAAGACAAAAAGGTAAAGCTCAATCATCTTATTTAACTCCTCGTAGGTTTACTAAAATAGCAGATGATGAAATAGATGAATTTTTAGAAGATGATGTTCAAAATGTATTAGAAAATTATTTTACTAACATATCACAATCTATTGAAAGAAAAAGATATTTTGGTGGTTCATTAAATTCTTTTTCTAAAGAAAGAAATAAAATAAGAAATGAATTAATAGATGCTGGTATATCAGTAGAAGATGCTGGTAAAATTGGACAACGATTAGATGATGTATTTAAAAAAGTTACAGGATTAGAAACATACTCTCAAAGTTTTTTAAAAAGAAACAAGTATGGTAGAGTCTTTAACGATTGGGGTAAACTTTCACAACAAATGGCTTATTTACCTTTTGCTACCTTATCAAGTTTAACTGAGCCTTTAATTTTATTAACTCGTGTAGGAACAGCAGATGCTCCTGCAGCAGTAGTAGATATTGGTAAAGCTTTAGTTAAAGAAGGTGGTAATGTTCTTGATAGAACTTTTAAATTTGCTAGAAGAGCTTCTGGTGCAAAAATAAAAGGTTTTAAAGACTTAGATGATGAGGTTTGGAATGAATTATATTCAACAGGATTAGCATTAGAACAAGCAGTTCAAGAAAGAATAGAAGGATTAGCTGGAGAAGCACTAACAGGTAGTATAGCTAAAGCAGGACAACAAGCTTTTTTTAAATTAAATTTACTAACACAATGGACTAAAGCAGTTCAGTTAGCATCATTTACAACTGGTAAAAGATTAATAAAACAAAATGCTAGAAAATTATCTGAGGGTAATTTATCTAGTAGACAACAAAAATATTTAACTGGACAACTTAATGAGTTAGGTATAGAAGCTGATAATGCTATAAATTGGTATCGCAGTTCTTTAAACAAAGCAGGGCAATATGATGATAATTTAGCTCGTGGGTTAGATGGTAATTTAAATATAGTAAATGATAGTCAAGCATCATTTTATAGCAAAGATTTTTTAAATGGTGCTAATAGATTTACTAAAGAAATTATTCTTAATCCTAGTGTAGCTGAAGCTAATAGACCTCTATGGTTTTCAAATCCTTCTTTTCAATTATTAGCACAATTTGCTGGTTATCCTACTGTATTTAATAATACTATTTTAAAAAGATTTATTAATGAAAGTAAAACATATCCTTTACAAGTTGCTATTCCTAAAGTTTTCCCAACAACTTTATTAATGACTGCAGTAGCTTATGTAGGTAATGAAATTAGAAGTAATGGTAAAGCTACTCTAGATTATTCTACTGGAGCACCAAAACCAGAAGGAGAAATAATAAAAGATGCTGTTAGAAGATGGGGTGGATTAGGACCATATGATTATTTAAATAGATATTTAGAGGAAAGTGATAGAAATGTAGGACAGCTTACTTCTTTTTTAAAATCAATAGCTGGTCCATTACCTCAACAAGGATTAGATGCAGTTTTATACAGAAAAAATCTTGCAGAAATAGGAGTAACAAATTTACCTTTATACGGTGCTTATGATTTAATGTTTGGAGAAGGAACTAAAAAGAAACTTAGAAGTCTAGCAAGAGGTAAAAAAGAAAAAGAAACTAAATTTAAACCTTTAAGACAATATGCAAAAGGTGGTATTGTAATGAATGTGCCTAATGTAAAAAATGAACCTGATGAAATGCAGAGTAGAGTAACAGGAGTACCTTTTAATAGTACTGCAGAATTTATGCAAGATGAGGAAGATAGAGAACTTAAAGGTCAAATGAGAGGATTAGGATTAAAATGAATATAGAACAATGTAAAGCTGAAATAAAAAGACACGAAGGTGAAGTGTTAGAAATATACATGGATAGTTTAGGTTATAAAACTCTTGGTGTTGGACATTTATGCCAACCAGAAGACCCTGAGTATTCTTGGGAAGTTGGTACTGCTGTTTCG